TGCGCCTTTGCCCGAAGACGCTGCGCTTGAGCCGGGGTAGGTGCTCTGTGGTGGTGGTTTGCCCGAAGACCCAGGACCATAGTTGTTCCGTGCGGCACTTTGTTGGGCAACCTCGTTGGAAGCCGCTCCTTGGGGTCCACCGGAGCCACCTCCGCCCGTATAGGCGGCGCCGTACGATGCTGCGCCGAAGTCGGCTGATATTACCGAGCGGTCTACGTCCAGAGATTCAAGTTCGGAAATGTTCGCTCCTGCCTTAAGATCAGATGATATATAATCAACTCCCTCTGTAATTTTTGCCAGTTCCACCAGGGAGAAATAGTCGTAGGGCCAGTTATAAGAGTAGGGAGTTGTTATTCGAGGCTGGAGCGACGTAAGATCATTTGTCACTTGGGAGCGGCGAACGAGTTCAAAATCAGATCTGGCGCGCTTCTTAACCTTAAATACCATCCACTCAATATCTTTATCTTTACTTACAATTGAATCGATCAGTTCTTTCTCTTCTACGACAGCATTTTGAGTTTTAAATTCTGTGCCTATAGTGGGAGGCAAGTTCTGCCACATGTTGGCTATGTCCGCCTGTGTGAGGTCTGCTGAGAACTCAAAAACGTACATCATTATTGCATCAACCGTATCAAATCGAGTAAAATCAAACTTAGGAGGAAACACATACTTATCCATGGCTGCTCTTAGTGTGACCAAAGAAGGCACGAGTCTCGGGAATTTAATAAACTCTCTGACGCCGGAGCTGACACGGTATGGAACTGCGACAACAGCTTCTTCAAATTTTGCCTCTTTCGTTGTGGAACCAATACGCAGCGGAACTCCGGCTTGGAATCCCAAAATGTTCGCCAATGAGCCGGTAGGGATACCTCCGGTTGGAGCCTCCACCGCACTACCTAGCTGGGGGGACGGGCTAATAACCGCAAACACCCCTTCGTTGGATCCGGTGGGGATGCTCCCATATTGGTGCCACATGCCACGAATGCCAGGGGTTGCGCCGCCGTAGCCGTCCGTCATGATGTTGACCATCACTCCAAAGCCAGCAGAGGAGGCTGATTGCGCCTGGACCATAGGGGTACTAGCAAAATTAAGCACCGGTGTCTCCATTTTGGATTGTAAAAGCCATCGGCTCTTCTGAGTGACAGTGCCCGGAGGCACCTCTGTCAGTCTCTCGAAAAGATTCCAAGAACTGCTAATTTGCATCCTAGAGTAATAAGTACGTTTGTTGCTGCCCAAGGGGGAATAAGCGGATTCCCTATGATAGGTCACAGTAGTGTTAGCAAAAACTTCATCTATTGTAGGCACAGTTACTCCTGAGCCAGGTGTGTATTTAAATGTAACCGTTGCTGGTCCCCCGTAATAAGGGGGAGTAACATGTGCGGTGGACGTCACCGACCACCCAGTATCGGGAAGGTCGGGTATAAGGGCTTGACCAAAACCAAGCGGATTATTATACATCGTGAAATTCTCATAATCAGGTGCTTCGGTGAGGCTATTCGGAAGCTTTGTTCGATAAACTTGCAACTTCATCATATAAACATTGTCGGAACTGACGGACTTAAAATTCTCTTCGCGGTCAGACTTAAAGTGGGCGAACTGATCCACAAAAAGGGTAGAGACTTCGCTTAAAAAGTTATCTATTGCTAATTTATAGGTCTGCGATCCGCGGAAGGTTGCTAAATCCACACCAACCTGCATCTTTGAGCCCGGGTTCAAATAAGCCAGGCTTCCTGTTGGCGCTGTATCATAAATTACTCCGTTGGGGACTTCGGTGCCGGCCGGATTGACCCGGGCTACGGATCCACTAAGGCTTGATATTGTAGCCAGGTTAAAGAAGCTCTCGGGGTCATATAACGCTTCAAACGGAACAGTTTGAATCTTATACTGTCCGGCTTGTCCGTAATCGTCGTCCAGTGTGCCGTCTGCCGGCGTTTGCGGGGCGAACAGCATATCTCGGGTCGGCATGCCCACTTCCGCATAAAGCCCGTTGGCGGACTGTTGCCCCCCCACTGCCTTGACGGCGCCCGTGGTGACCGTTGGGATAGTAAGGGCCATGGGGGGTCCGTTGGTAGTATGGTTACTGCCGGAGCCGCCATATGTAAGAACAAAATTAGATACTGCCAACCCAGACTTCACCGTATTGTGCAAGATTCCAGGCGAGAAAAGAGGCTCCGCAACAACCCGGAAAACTTGATTCTGATTTGCCTCATAATCTGTCATCGCCGGTGTCGTGGACGGACCATAAGACTGAGAGAAGATCGTTGCCAGTTCTGCTGTCCGTTCAGCAGGATAAAACCCTTTATAAGGCAAGAACTTTATTAGGGCATCGCAACTTAAAGTTACCTTATCTCTAACAATCTTAAGGGCACCAGACCTCTTTTCGTAGAGATCGTCATCAACAATTTTAAAATACTTTAAGAAATCGGAGTTAGTGTAGGTGGTATAGAACTTATCCTCTACACTACTGCTAACTGCAGCGCCTGTTAATTCGAACATATTATCCACATTCGCAAGGAAGTTATTCTCGTGAATATTAACATAGGTGCTCATCAGCGGACTTATTCTGAATTCGGGTAGAATTGAATAGTCCTTTCCTATCGATCGGATTCTATCCGCATACGACTGATATGTCTCATATGGGGGTCTGCCGAAAGTATCAGCAGCAGTCCAGGGGGCATCGCCCATGTATAGGGGATCCTGTCCGCCGGACCCTGTAGCACTAGCAGCCCAGCCGTACTGGGTCCTGTAAGCATAAGTCGGGGCAGCATTAATATTTGTTCGTTTCGTGCCATCAGAGACCACAGAACAACTATATCTAGAGTATAGATTCAGAAGCTGTCCCGCGCCATCGGTGCCGAGAGCGGAGCCAGTGGTGGCAAAGTTAAGGTGAGCGTCAAGTGGCCATATACTAGCTGTTGGAACGCCTATATTGGTGTACGCCTTGCCACCGTCTAGAGAACCAGAATAAACGAAAGCGCCACTCAGTCCGCCCAGCGGAATGCTGCGATGTTCTCTGTTATTGTTCCAAATATTATCAATATTGTATTCAGTCCTGCCGCGGATGTTCTTGCGATAAGCATTCTTTGTAGAAGGATAAATTCTCTCACTATATTTTATGAGGACACTGAGAGCACTGTCCATCGTAAAATTCTTCACGGAGCGATATGCACCTAGTTGGGTGAGGTCCACTTTAAGCCCGAGACGCGTATTGAGACCCGCATGAGAGAAGTGCTCTAATTCGTTGCCGTATGGTGTCGTCACAATAAGATTATTGGCGCTGTCGGAGTTAGTGGTGTTGTCTTCAAAATAAAAGTAGATAGGATTTTTACTATTCTCGACCGGAGACTCATAGTAGTCTACAAACGTGTTTGGTCTGGTGGGATGCTGAGCGGTACCAACTGAATTGATGAAAGAGTCAGGATCAATGGCGACACCGATAAGATTATTCTCTCTCATCTTCCTAACGACGGGACGATCCATTCCGCGGATCTGTTTCCAAGTGGGGTTTCCATATGGTCCCCCGCGGTTTAATGTAAGAGCAGTAAAGTAATCGCGGTCTTCTTCAAAGGTGGGAGCATTCCACCAATGATTTGTGTTGATGTAAGGGTTAGAATAAATATCTCCAATATTTTCGCCCGGGCTGTTACCCAGAGGACGATTATGTCGCGAAGCCGGCTGCGATTGGGTTAATACAGACCCTCCGGCTGTTGGATAAACGGTAGCAGCAACCGGGATGTTTGGGTCGGAACCATAAACATTCCACACCGCTTGATTTCTCACGATAACATTGGTGTCTCCATGGTTAGGATCAAACCTGTACCAAGCCAACAAATTCTTTCTCATGCTAGCGATATTAGTTAATTCTATTCTTCCTCCGTTATTCCAGAGGGCTAAAATCTCGGCTGCAGTTAAATTTCGATTCCATATAGCTGTTGTTCCAATGTGCCCATCGAACTGTCGATCGGGGTTGCTGCCACCTAGGTCACGGTTGCCAAGCGCGGCTTGTTCTCCAGAGATGGCTGACGGTGTCCCGCAGGTCGTCGTGACGTTCTGTTGTCCATTGATATAAATTCTCATGGTGCCGCCGTCGCCGCCACTATAAGTGAAAACCACGTGGGTCCAGTCATTTTCTTCTACGGTACCGGAGTTGGAATAGAGATCACTATACCCACCGGAGCCGCCGGCACTCACCTTTATCCTAAACATTGCAAGCGTCGAAGGTACATATGCGCCGCGGCGCTCTGAGGCGGTCCCAAACTCAAAGAGGCGTGAATGTCCGGATCCGGGGTCGTCGTCAAGTCCATATACCCACATGGATATTGTAAAGGCTTTCGCAGCTGCGCCCGCGCCGCCGATCAGTGTGTTCCAATCTGCACCACTGCCTAATTTAAGACCTGCATCGGTCATGGTCGTAGGCAGTGTCATATAGTGCCACGGTCCTGCATTGGGCGGATTATAGGTAGTATATCCTAAGGTGTGCGTAGTCAAGTCAACAGGGTCCAAAACCAGGGAGCGCAGTCCAACAAAATCATCGTCAACATAGCTAGTTGAGGCAGTCAACAATTGTGACATGGTGGAAGCGCTTGTGCACGTGGCGCGCTGTAAACCATAAATACCATTATAGGGAGCCATCGATGCTGTTATCCAGGCATATTGCTGTTCATTCCTAGGGATTGCATGTTGGACATAGAGATTATCATAGGACCTTTTCTTTTGGGCCGTTACCGGAGCGTACTGTGTTTGAAGCACAAGGGAGCCATTATCATCCCCATCTGTGGCAGCAGTCGGATTGGGGGCACGGTTTACCACATTGGAAGTAGTATCGCCTAGAGCAGCATCAAACCTATACCATGCTATTAAATTATTACGCAGAGTGTCTACCGAATACATTGACAGATCCAACAGATCTGCCACAATTCCACCATTATAGAGGCTCTGTGCCTCTGTTTCAGTTAGAGCGCGGCCCCAAACAGCTGCGTCAGTAATATAGCCGTCCCAAGTGAATGCGAAGGTAGGGTCGTTGCCAATATAACAGGCGTATCCGGAGATCGCGAGTGGTGCGCTCACCGGGACGCCGACGTTTGTATCAAGGACTCCATTAACGTACATGTTAATGTCCCCAGCTGTACCGCCGGAATATGTTGCAACCACGTGGTACCACTTATCAAAATCTAGATCCGAGCTTGAGTCGGTGTAGCCGAAAGAGATGCTGCCGTTGATATACATCCTGAACTCACCCGCTTGGTAAACGAGTTGGCGATCTGAACCTGCAAAACTGAATATGCGCCCGAAGTTGTTCTCGCCTGCACTTTTTGCATAAACCCATGCCGACAAAGTAAACGCCTTGGCGTCGGTGCCAGAGCCGCCAATTAAAGAGTCCCAAACCGCATCTGTTCCAATCCCAACTCGACTATTTGCCCCATTAAAAGATCCAGCCGATCCTGTGACCTGTTCAAATCGTATGATGGGGTTCCTGTTTGTCTTTGTCCACGAGGGGGTGATGGAATACGAGAATAAATCAAAATAACTATTATCTATACCGTCCACTGATGAGGACTGCCAATAAGTTGAAGTGTCAGAGCCATACGCAGAATCAACACCGAAAGGCGCTGAGTGCAGTGTTGATAGCTGATTAAGACCGCGATTCTTGCCAAGTTGGTCGACAACGCGGATGGAGCCCGCGATGCTGGGGTCTGCGGAGGCAGAACCAGATAGACCATAATCAATAACTCCGCGGTTTCGGTAGGGAGAAGCGTTGTATGCTGACAACTCTTCGTGTGCAGGATCAAGATAGCCGCGGGAAAGTGTCTTATATTCTCCAGGGGCGCTGAAGTGATTGACGATGATGGTTTGATTCGAGTTGGAGCCGGCTCGGTCAGGGAGGGCGAAGTTCAATTCACTATTGACGAGTCCGGTCTGTGTAGGAACAGTATTAGAGAATGTCGGACTGTTTGTAGGCGTGGCATTATTCGTTCCGGCGATGTCATAAATTATTGAGGTAGTGTCGTTTGGTCCATTACCCATTCGCCACCAGGCGGCAGGAGTGGGAAGTGCAGGGTTGTAAGGCAGCGTCGGTTGGCTGGTGTACAAGGTAGTAACCTGGTCACTGCTCAAAGTACTATCCCAAATGGTCACCTCGTTTATAGAACCGCCGAATCCAGCGCCATTGACGCCGGCGAAAGAGCTGTCGGTGACACCGGGCATGCCATACCAGGCGCCGGCGGGGGATGTTCCACCCGGCGTCAAGCTAAGCGACGTGCCGTTTAGATAAACAACTGGGTTGTTGGCAGTACTTGTGGCATCATATGTCCACACAAGATGATTCCATACACCCTCGGTGAAAACAAAATCGGCAGTGTACCATCTGGCAGAGACGCCGTTCCAATAGGTCCAAAGCCGAAGCCAGCGGTCATTTTCGTGGGTATCTATCCACAGGTAACCGCCAAAAGACAGAAAGCGTTGATACGTTCCACTGCCTTCCGCATCAAGATTAAACCAAACCGAGAGCGTCATCTTAGACGTTCCGGCGGCATTGCCGATGATATCATTCCAAACACTTCCGGCGCCGATAGTTGCATACTGATTACTGGCTTGATCAAAAATCATTGATTTAGTATTGGTTAAAGTTTGAAACTGTCCGGGTGGGCGTCCGCGAAGGACGCCGGTCTCGGGATTCAAAGCAAAGTCAAACGACTGATCTTGGAAGAACGGGTCGTTGATCATGCGACCACCAGTGCTGATAACCTGATAGTTCTTCTGGTAGTTGCCGATTGGATTATGAGTAATCGTTCCGCTCAAGCGTGTCCCCACCGAGGCAGTTGTCATCAAGATGTTCTTGATGTTTAAGGGTCGCTTGGCAGTTTCATCTCGGAAGCGCTGTGCGATGGGCACATCTTTGAGCCAACCCAGGACAGCCCCAGCATCATTAGTTAACTCACTCTCAAGTGTGTCGCTGAATGGATAGTTGGGAGGAACGACGCCCAATGCGCCGGCTTTCCCGGGAGCAATAGTTCCAAGTTCTAGCCGGAAGCCTTCGGCGCGGGTCGTCCTTGTGTCACTCCCGGCATTTGGTTCGGTGTGACGGAAGAACCGACCACCCACGAACTTCTCAGTAAACGGACCCTGGGCCGGGGTATCATGTGAATCCACAAAGTCATTATGAAGGTTGGTAAGCATGGTGCCAGACTTATAGGTTGTTACGACTGTAGCATTGTAGCCTGTTTCGACGGAGGAGCTATACATACTAAATGGAGCATATAGATTACCATCAAAGGCGGTTGTGGAATCCACTTCATCAATATTGATGGTGGGGTTCATTCCGAATCCTAGGCGTTGCTTAAAGGTGGGATAATATTCATCTGGCGAATCAATGAGTTCTTCGACACCTTCATTAAATCCAACCATAATGTTAATTGGAACATTAGATCCCGATACCATCGGACCATAGGGGCTGCAGTGAGCAAACGTATAGTTGGGCTTATTATTGGGCGGGCGGGCAACACCGCCGAAGGTCACATATCCTTCTGCCCCAAATTTAACAGGTGTATTAACACTTCGATCATACGACTTCTTGATCGCGGTTAACAAATCTTTGCGGACTGTGTTGGATGCAACGGTTGGCTTCGGCTCTGCGCTTCCAGACCGGTATCGTTGCCAGTAAATGTTTTTGTTGCGCCATGCCATATCCAAGACATGTTTCGCACCCGGATCATAAGGCGACACAGCAGGAGGTGAAACAGAGGCTATAGAGGCTGCCGAGGCAAAAGAATTAGGGGTTCCAGAAGGTCCTGCTGTGACCTCATTGCTCATCGCCCCATTATAAGTGTCACCGGTGCCGGAGCCAAGCTTCCACCAGGATAGAAGATTACCAACACACGATGCGAGGCTTAAGTTGGTACGTTCTCCAAAGGCATAAATCTCGGTCACTTCGACACTAGTGAGTTCTTTGTTCCAGACAGCCACATCACACATATAGCCGTCAAATGAGTTAATACTGAGTCCTGAGCCTGCGGGCTTGGCGCCTATCGTCACGCCGCGTGCCCCCAAATCCACCGTGGTCCAATTGACAACAGAATCTGCAGCACTGGCGGGCATGTCGACACCCCCATTGATATACATATTTGGAGTATCTCCGCCGGTTCCATTGATGGCTGCAGCTGGAATCGTAACGACAACATTATACCATGTTCCGAGGTTCAATCCACTGCTGCGTACGTTGGTGTTCTCGGAAGCCGCCCACCCAGCGGTATGGGCCGCGGCATACACGGCGGGAGTTGTTCCCCCGACGTCGTAAAGAAACATGTTGATGCCTTGATAGCTGGGGTACCCCGTGTTAATCATTCCGAGATTAAATACCTGTTCCGTGCCGGAAGCGAAGCTGCTTATATTGAACCAAAAGGATACGGAAACACCGTTGGTATACGCATCAGCTAAATCAGTCTGCCACTGTGCAGCAGTTCCGGCTGTGACATTCGTGTCATTGGACTCATCAAACAATAATGATTTAGTTGGACCGAGAGAAGTCTCTCGTATGGGGGCATGGAAATGCTTCCAGCTGTTAATCTGAGGAGTTCGCGATGATCCAATTTGTCGTTTGGTTAACGAGGTGTTGGCAAACAGAAGAGATCCCTGAGGGAAATCATCCGGCGAGCCCATTGCGGTGCCATCGCCTCCGCCCTCGACGGCGCCAGTGATGTCGTTTCCTCCCTTCCTTTGAAGGATTGGAAATTTATTCCGGTACTTTGGTCTTTCCAGAACATGATTTTCTACCATAGTGCGGACATTATTCGAGAAATCGGCGGACGCTGGTACAAGTTGTCCTAACATTAAAGACAGAGAGCTATCGAACCACTTGTAATACTCATAAAACTTCTCAAAATCCAACTCTTGATTGGCAACGTTTTCAAAGAATTTTTGCCTCATAAAAGCAAGTTGTTTATATTCTGGTCGGTATTGCTCTACAACATCTCCGATTAAGTTATGAAAATCTTTTAAATTAGCAAATGAGTTGAGGATCTCTTCGGAGATCACTTGATACATGCTCTTTTCAAAAGCGAAGTAATAGTTTACAGGGCGGCTTTCTGTAGTAAAGACATCTTGTTCCTGTGCATTCAATACTTTAACCATGTCTTCGGCTCTGACATTCTCAGGAAGGTTGAGCTTGGAAGAAATCATAAAGTCTTTATCGATGGACTTTGTCGAGGATGGTAAGAAGAAGGAGCCACTAGCGGTGTACTGCTTATTAAGAATGCCTCCTAGGCTTCCGAACCTAGTAAAGTCGGCAGATCCAGAAGATAGATCGTCGACCATAAAGGTTCCGCCGGCACTAGAGCCCGTGTTTGTTAGGAACTCCCAGTTGAACACCAGCGTATCATATTTGGTCACATCTCCATAAGAAGCAGACGTATCAAATTCAAACGCATATAGATGGGGCTGTAATGCACCATAATTTTCCGTATCAAGAATATGACCCCTCAATGCTTCATCATCAACATAGTCTAGCCAGTAGCGGCAAGCGTTCACCTTAACATCGGTCATGTCTAGGACGGTAGAGCCCGTGAAGTTAGAACGATGGGCTCCAACAAACACTCTCTTGCTGCCAGTCACGAAAGAAGGTCTAGGCGCTGTAATACTAGCAGAAACTGTGAATTCCTCTAGGATAACGCCAGCTTCTGCTTGTATACCATGGAGTTCGACTACGTAATTGCTGCTTGCACTATTAATCAATCCCTTCATCGGGTAAGTTTCTGGCTTTATCCGTACGGCAAGATTCCATCTCGTATTGTTGTAGACCTGTTGATAGAGGCTACTCGACAACTTCGGGATATAACCCCCCGTTGAGCTAGTCAGAACAAATTTTACATTATCTGAATATAGTTCGTCGCGGACAGCATAAACTTGGAAGTTAACGGTGTCGTCCCCAGGCCAAGTTGTTTTGGTCGCGGACAGTGTGGTGCCGTGGACACCAAACAATGAAGAACTAATTGTATTAGTGTTCACATACGACGGTGAGTACTCTGATATTTTAAGGGGAAACAGCACCTCTGTCTCTAGCGTGGTTGCAAATCCCCCGGTCAAACTAGAATTAGCATCAATATAACTAACTGAGTTGGAATTGGTAGGGTCTGCATAATTGTAAACTGTAGCTTTGGTGTTGTCGCTGTTATTGAAGTTGACAAATTTGTCAGCCACTACAACGTTGCGGCGATTGTTTTGTAACTCGTAAGTAACATCATTCGCGTACATATTAATTTTGACGAGTTCGTCGTCAATACCAAAGCAGCGAATTAAATTACGGAATGACTTTTCGGTTCCCTTAGACTTATAGATATAATTGAGGTTGTTATAGATGTTTTGATAAATAATATTCTTGATATCGTGAAGCGACTTTTCATAAACCTTATCTTCACTGCGATCCAATAGCTTCTCAAGGATGTCAGCATCCAGGAATAAGTCCGGAGCGACCAATCCGTAATTAGATAAAAGTTTCTCAGCAAACGGGAGCGGCTTCTCAGCGCTTCCGCTCAAATAACGGATATCTTTAAGCTTATTTAGGCTCTCTATTTTTAAGTGTAAGCTATCAAAATAACTAGACAATATCTGTGTTAGTTTTTTAACATCTCCGGAGCCTTCCTCGTCTTCCTCAGAAATCCAAGAAGGAATAGTTTTGAACAGCGAAGCATTATTGTTTACATCATAAGTCGAGCCAGATAACTGGAGCTGTGTACTTAGGAGTTCTACACGAGGGTGGAAAGAATAGATAATTGGATCTTCGAATTCTCGGACAGCAGCGCTGGAGGATATTATCGCGGAGCCGGTGTTTCGTGAGTTCGAAGTATATCCGGTCCAGGCGCCATTAGACCAGCGTCCAGAGTAATCCAGAACCACGCTATCGGTCGCGGCTCGTCCAGTAATACCTTCATTAAATTTAAAGTAGACGCCTAAATTAACATTAGAAGATTCTTCGGTAGTCGTAAAGGGTACTGGGTCAGTATTAACGCCCCCTCCTACTTGGGTAAACCAAAAGCGACCGATCTCTTCAGATGATCTCTGTGTCTTCCAGTACCGGAATTCATCGAGAGACGCCGAGAGCTTGCCGTCAGCAGCTTTTGTGGAGCTAGGGGTAGTAGTTCCTGATACAGCCGTTACAAGCGCTCCTGCGTATGCTCTGAGCGCCGTACTGTCGACATCATTTATACCAGTAGAGCCTAGGGTGGATTCTTTGTCTAGGGCGCCGTTGACATAAAATCTTGTGGTTACGCCGGCTGATGCAGACTTAAGAGTTACTGCGTAGTGTTGCCAGGTATCGTTCCCCACCGAAGCACTGGTGATTGAGGTGCTGGAGATATTCTGTCTGTAGAAGCCTGTAGTTCCCGACATTGCTGTGAGCAGGAACGGTGTGGATCCGTCGGTTAGGTTTCCGGTAAGCTCCAGCCGGAAGCGTGCGTAGTCAGCAGAAGACGAGTTCTCGCCGTTCCATAGGTCAAAGATGACCTCGCGGGGAGACTCTTCCAGGTAAGCACTCTTTTTAAGCCAGAACTCTAGAGATGCTCCATTGCTGGCCAGGTTTAAAGAAAGATTAGATCCCCGATTTTTGGAGGGCTCATAATAGTTGGAGCCAGTAAATTGAATAGTATAGGGAGTTTCCTTTACCTGATGAGGATTGGGTCCACCTTTTACATAAATATATTCAGGGGTTGCTGGTGAGCCGTAGCCATCAACAAGATTACCCGTTCCCCAGCCGTCAGCTGAGAGGATAACGTAGCCAGTTGTCCGAGGATATCTATTTTCAAAGACATACAGATCAATATCAATTGACTCGTTATGCCATTCGCTCCTTTCGCGGAGGGACCCATCATAGGGGTAACCTTCATAGATTCTTTTGAGCGCTTCGTTATAATACTCTTCTGCCGATCCCCAGCGCGCAAAGTTCTGCGGCTTTGAAAAATCAACACGAGAGATAAATCTCTCTTCTTGAATCAAATCTTGCTCGTGGTAGCCAGCGGACTCGACTTGCGAGGCTATCTCCTGAGCAGATTTGTTCGAGAGAGACTGAATATTTTCTGCTACTTCAAAATATTTCTTTATACTCATATGCTAATTATTCTTCAACTCTAAATTTAAACGCTTGAGGTTGCTCCTGCCAAGATCCTATGCTGTCGTTATAATAGGATAATCTAATCTCATACATGTAGTCTGCCTCCAGCAAACTCATATTTAAATCAAAGTAGTTTCCCTCCTTGTCGTAAGATAAGTAAGTACTCTTTTCTGAACCCGTGCCGTAAGGAACGGCATCATAGTTATCAATTATGCGACGAATATTAAATGACGCGCTAGGAATAATATCCGTAGGGTTATTTGCAGTCGCAACGGTATAAACATTCGGGCTCCAATTCCTGTCACGAACAAAAAACCTAAAACGCGCAGTGTCTTGCGGGGAGTATTTCTTTTTTAAGTTTTTACATGAAGTGATACGATTAAAAGTCGGCGCAGAATCATAAGTTGGAATTAACTCAGGATAGATTGAGCCGGTGAAGAACTCAACGCCGCCGCTGTGCCATACATCATGCACGGCCAAAAGACGGGTGGAGGCAGCTGTGAGAGCTAGTTGAACGGTGTACAGACCAGCACTTGAGTAGCTAGCTGTGGCATTTAGATGATCGGCTGTAACAACACCGCCGCCGACGGGGAGCTTAAGTTTTGAGCCAGAAGGAACACCATTAACCGAGCTAGAATAGAAAGATACGAGCAGGTCGTTGGTTCCAACTGCGGGGATATTCACGAGCCGTCCGCGAATCAAGTTATATAAATGAAGCTTATTAAGATTATCTGCAGCTGGTGCCAAGGAACTAGAATAATAAAAGTTTTCGCGATCATCTTCAATCCGAGAATCCCAGCGCGCTTCAATCACGGGGCGCTGGAAGAAGAACTCAGTGGAACGAGAAAAGAATTTTTTAGTGTAGTATGACTGCTTAGCCCCAACTGTATTTTGAATAACGCTTCCGCTATCGGTACCGAGGGAACTAGAGAAGTAGGCTTCTTGGCTAGCTGTTAAGTGAATACCAAATCCATAATTATTGAACTCATTGGATGCTGCGATCCATCGCTCCATTATCTCTGAGACATTCACCTCTAGATTTTCATATCCTTTGGGGAAGGAGACATTATAATTGGAGGCAGTAAGATAATCTCCTCCTTGGGAGGTCCAATCACCAGCCAAAGTGGGTTTCCCCCAGTTCGCCTGTCCTAGGTCTTGGTATTCGTCCATGTCTAAGCCAGTTCCTTCATTCCAGGACTGAGAAACAGGTGCAACTATTAAATTAAAGTCCTGAGGCAGCGTGAACGGGGTCCTCGCATTATACATCTTAAGATAAAACTCAACGCTACCAGAGGCTGGGATTGTTCCCGCGGTACGGTTCGCGCTAATTACACTTACCGGGAACTCAATTAAAATGCGTGACAGTTCTTGAGATTGTCCGTTAGACCCGGATTCTTGTCCATAAATAGAAAAAACCTCTAAAGCATCAGCATAGCCCATATTGGATCCGGAGCCCCGGGTAACCAGGTTGGCTTCGTAAGCATTTGTGATTGTAGTATCAGCGCTAGCTGTGTACCTTAATATAGCCATTATTGAATAGATCCTTTGATATCGACGTTGGGGAACTTAAGTTCAAAAATAATATTTTCTTTGGCAGCAATTCGGCGACCATCAGCTGATAGGTTCTTAGTGAAGCTATAATCAAGATTAGAGTAGGTCGCGCCAACTTTGCCCTTAATCTCAAGTCCCACGACGTCAATAACTCCCTTAACTTTCTGCAAAACTTTATAGAAATCGACCAGTTGTATGTTCTCCCCAATATCATACTGATTGTTTTGAAGCCAATTCCGCAGAGCAACGTTTGCCCTGTTGATAACATCAAAGCGGTTTGTGTTTAGATCAATAGCCACACGATAGTCAATACCAAAGTTAACAATAGATGCGTCGAGGATATCGACCGTATCATTGATTATTTTATACTGTAGAAGCCATGTTTTTAAATTGTTTTTAAGAGTCTGGTTCGGGGTCACAAGCTTATCGCTGCTATCTGAAGAGATCACATAAATATTCAAGTTGCGCTTAAGCTCGTCAAAGTCTCGTGCGACTGCGACTCTTTTGATAGAACCAAACTTAGCTGGCATGCCGTAACATATCGCCTGATAGTCCTGTACCGTGACGGCTCGATTTTGAGCGGCATAAAAGCCGAAGACTCGCTGTTTAATCTCTTCTGATGAGGGGAGTGAAATATCCCCCACGAAGGCTTCATCATTAGTTACTTCTATAGACGACATAACGGTACTACGAGTTCTGGGCGCCAGAGATCCCTGTGATGTGAATCTAAAGGACGGTCTATCTACATTTATTATTGTTCCGACCCCAGAGTTTACATCGTTAATATTATTTACGCGGTAACCTATGCGCAGCGTAGTATTAGCTGGTGCGATTCCAAATTTATCAGTACTAATAAGCTTTGTGGGGTCAAAGTCGACATCAGTTACATAGGTTCTACCATGAAGGTCTAATACTAGGTTAGTCGGGTCGACTACCGAGTCAGAAAGTAATTCAGAGTCGGAACCATAACCAAACTGAAGGAATGCTGTGTCTGCTTTGTACTCCACCGTAAAGCGGCGAGATACCGGAACGGCTTTCATGATGCTCGCGACCGTTCCGTTAGTCGAAGTATTAGGATTCTTAACAGCCTTATAGATAACGTTCTGCGACAGATTGTCCACTTCGTAGTACTCGTGACCTTCAAGATCGGTTACCGAAATTACCTCTGCTACGTTTTTAGTGGCCAAGTTAACGGTTAAGAATCTCTCAAAATTCCCAACATCCACCTCTCTAAAACTTACTTGTCCAGAACATGCTCGACCTTGTGCTCTAACGACGTAATTCGTAACATTGTCCGTCGTGTTGTCGACATTTGCCACCACCACTTGATTGGTCGGACGAGCAAAATCTATATCTTCTAATAACGTATAAGTTCCGCCGCCTGTCGATGACATAACGCTACCAGCTTCCAAAGTGGGGGCATATGCCAAATCAGGTCCGACACCAGTTCCGCCGCTAGGGATCTGGATGTAGAAAGTTAGGACGCCAAACGAGGATGGACTCGGATTTAACTTAAAGCCCATCTGTCGGGCTAGTCGGATTACGTTATCATATTCGACCGCGGTTTCTAAAAAGCTTTCGTTGGCTTGATAATCCAGGTAGAATGAGAGAACATCGCCCACGTATGAGACAGTATCCAGCATGAGAGAACCAAAAGATGCCCGATTAAAATCCTTGTAAGTATCTGGATAGTATCTTTTGGCGTAGTTTTCTAGATCTTTCCGAATTGAGTCGAAGTCTCGGCTAGTATAATCAATGGGCTGCAGTTTTTTGGGCATAATGGTTCTCTGTTAATTAGTTGTTTATGTTAATTTCGAGCAGGGTCTTCTCCTGAATCGGTGTGATTGTAAAAAAGATAGCAACCGACATGGTGTTGGGGAAGAGGTCGGGATTGTTTTCTGGCACTCGAAATATAATATTATCTAATGAAATATAGGGAAGGTAGATGGAAACTTGTTGAGCTATGTTGCCCTTAATTTCTGAATACGTATCCGGTGTATTGTTTTCGAACAAATATTTTCGCAGCCCGACACCAAACTCCGGGTACATGATCCTCTCACCAGGAATAGTGAGTATCAACATCTTTAAATTTTGTTGGGCTAACTCCTGAAATGTTGTGTTAAGGTCATAAGGACCAAAAACATCACTAACCGAGAGAGGTAGCGCTACTGATAATCCAGATCCTTTCATGGCGTTGTCTCCTCAATAGCAATTTCAGCCTCCTCACAGTCAGTCGGCTCTGTGCTATCACTGGCATTGACTCCCCCCGATCCAAACGGAGAGTTAATGTCAAGGTTAATATCTACATCTGACTGTGCGTCCCAATTAATTAGTTGCAACAGAAGATAAAGATATCCTAAAGGTGTCGGTGGAATCATATATATCCCCATGCCGGTTCCTAAAAAGTCAACACCATCTATACTAATACGTGGAAATAGGTTAAGCGGCTGAGGGTCAATGATCGGGAACCCGGGAGGGTTTTGTAGCAGATGGTTTACCACACAGAGAATGGCTACGAAAAGGTCGCCCGCGTCGGCGCCGGGGGCAAATGGTGCGGGAGGGATATCCGGATCCAACGCTAGAGCCTCCTGGTACGCCGGATCATCTTCGCTGAGAAGGTCCTTTTGTGCTAGAACTGCGCTAATTGCGTTAAAGGCAGCTCCGGTTCCCGTTTTAATCATTTTTGTAGTCGAAACGTGGGGATCTATAATCTCTAGTATTCCCTTTAATATGTCAATAGGAGTTTTAATAAGCATCTTCAAAATAAAGTCGCGAGCCATGCTCTCGGGATCAATCGTGCTCATCGAAACGCTGCTATTTAAGGCATGATTGGAGGCAGCAGTGCGCCCGAGGCGCGGCGTTCCGTCATATCTATCGTCTCCTCGCAAGATCGTTTCCATCATACTTAGAACTCGATCCTTAGTTGATGCCATGGTGGTCTCAATTGCAGGAAAGTAATGATCAGTTAAATAAAAGTTTTGTATTATCGGGACGATTCCAACGATTTCTTTATTAAAAACTGTCGAAAAATATTGCTGGTATTTAGGATCGGCAATAATATGGGCCATCTCCTCCGGGGCTAAGCTCGACGGCACAAAAGGGACGGGCTTGAGCGCGGAAGAGAAACTCTCCACCTTATACTTTTTTACAACTCGATTGCGAATCGCAGTTTTCTCGGGAACATTAAGGGCTCCGTGGGCAGCGCCATTTTCATCAAGAGCGGCTTCGGCTTGAGCCCACAGGGCTGCGACTTCTGGTCCAAAGTCAAAATCTTCCACATCAAATAATTTAATAATATTTCTCTTGTCTTGCTTCAAGGTGTTGCTTCCTTGATAGAGTGCAGCGCCACCATCGCCGCCGAGCTTATCTACATACATCCAAAATGAGTATTGTATTTTAGTTCGGTTCCAAAATTCAAGGAAAGGAAAATCGGTGCTGTTTTTAGCGCGGGTTCCAATCACATTTTTAGTAATCAAAATTCGTGACCGGTCATTAAGGATCTCTTCAATTTTTTCCAAAGCAGCATCTCGCTTCTGCCAACTCCACCGAGCTTCTTGAGGAACAGGGCGGGGATGTACGGGACTGGGCTCATCTTCGTCCGAGAAGGGGATGTCGTCGCGGCAGTCGGGGTGCAGTGCGTGAATAACATTGTCGCAATCAACATCGCTGTCGCCACTGGGAGCACCTGGGCTGGAGGATCTTTCTTGTTTTCCGCGCGAAACTAGATCTACGTCTTTTTTAAGTGCACCAATAGAAGCTTTACTATCTGCTGGGGATATTCCTTGTAGTACGGGCATCGAAGATAGAAAGATTTGATCCTGGGTGAGTTGATTCTGTGTGGGGAGGGCTTTTATTATAGCATTTGAGACCGGTCCGGGATCGGTAGTCGTTCCCATGGAAGCTTGAATCCTTATAATTGCTAGATAATCGATAATGTCCTCGAACGTCGCTGTGGTCGCCTTTGACAGGGCTACCTGCGGTCCGGCTTCGGCTCGAAGAAAGCGGGTTCCCAGAGGAAAAACAACATTCCCCTCATTATCCAGTATACCGCCTTGGCTAACCGTGATAGGTCGTATCATCTTTTTATTAAACAGGTCGATCAAGGAGTTCTTTATTTCTACAATGGCGCCTATTTCTCCAATTCCCTCAAAGTAACGGGTCAGAGAGCCGAGAATCTCATCTCGCATGTAAGAAACAATAAAGTCGTTAGCGAATACTTCGTTCAGCTGTACTGCAGAAAAAAGGAATATATTTTTGATCACAAATTCTGCTACGTGAACCTGAACCAAAAGAAGATACATAGCATATTTCATAACACTGCGCATGCGTGTACGGGGAGGAACTGTCGCATCTGTACAAGCTTGTTGCATATATTCTTGCTGAACTTCGTTGAAAATGCCCTCGACATCAAGTAGGTCGGCTGACGTTCCCGGTAGGCAATTTGAATTATCGTGGAAAAAGTTTAGTTGCTGGAGGGCGGCGGCAGTAAAAACCCCATTCTCTACATAATATTCAAATAGCTGATCTAATAAAAGTCCATAAGCGTAAGGAAAGAACCGGGACTCGGCAACATAGGCATCAACCCAAGTAGTGCCGGTCGTGTCCTTCGACTGTAAAACGGAGTCAATAAACTCATCCAAATTTAAATGTAAATTTGCGCCGGCTAGGGCTTTGGTCGTTTCTTCTGCCATGGCGTCTTCTAATTGTTCTTCGACGTCGGACTCAAGAAGATCACTTAAGCTAAAGTAAAGAGGGGTCGGCTGATTAGTATTCTCGTAACGAGGATATCTTAATACGATGCGCTGCTGCGGACTGGCTGTGGCAAACTTAGGAAAACTAAACTGTATTTTAAACACCGCGTCGTCGCGACTGAAATTTGTATAATAAGAATATAGATGATTAGGGATCTGAAAAGTCCTTGAGGAGGACTGGCCGCGGCTTGCTTTA